TAAGCAAAAGAAAAGTCTGCTATTTCTTTGGTAATAGCTCCTCTCAAAATACTATATTTATTTTTTTGAAACGCCGATTTTTTTAATGACATTTTTTCCTTTCAATTGCATTTTAAATTTTATAAAATTATCTATAAAATTTGGTTTATGTTTTAATGTACTATTTTCTAATATAGTTTTAACTACTGCCTTTTTCATATCTTCATTAACTTTTGACATTTAAAACATTCCTTGGTACAGCTTGGCAATTCCAATGTATAAACCTAAATGGTTCATAACCTAAATCTACCACATATTGATGAGGCATGTAAGATGGAAAAAACATTAGTCTACCTGGTTTTACATCATAATTAATTTGATGACTTGCATAAGTTACTTTTGTCATGTCTTTTTCTGGTAATAAATTCATTAGATTACCTGGTCTTGGATCTACGAATACTGGTCTTGATGTCTTATCACTACATTTTAAAAAATAAAAACCTGATATATGTCCATTCCAATGAGTGTGTAAAGTATGATGTCCTCCTCCATCTTTAGCAAATTCTTGTACCCACATTTCTGTAGTAAACACTTGATGATTAGTTAAATCAAAACCCATTTCTTCTAATAAATTATGTGCTGTAGCTCCTACATAGTTTTGTAATTCTAAAAAATTAGTTTCTCCTATTAACGAGGTAGAATGAAAAACATTACCCATATCTCCCTTATTTCCAAATTCTTTATTTCTTTTATTTATGCTTTTTTTTAAATTTTTCTTTGCTATTTTTATATGAGGGTCAGATGCTTTATTTAAATCATTTACAAATGCAGGTTCATCTGCAAACCACATGGGGCATTTAAAAAGATCTTCTATATTTAATTGCTGTGGAAAAGTTATTTTAATTTTTTTATTTTTCATTTATAAGGCCACCCTAAGTTCCAAATAACCAAACTATATCTAGATCCTTTTTTAACTGGACATACTCTATGCCAAACAAAACCAGGAAATACTACTAAAGAACCTTTAGGTAATATTTCTGTACATTTTTGAATATTACGTTTTTTATCAGGATCCATATTTCTAAAATCAAATTCTAATTCACCACCTTTATAATCTTTAGGATCAGATAATGTAACTGTGACAGATAGTTTTCTAATTTTACCATTTGAGTTAGGTTCATTTGGTTTATGATATGGTCTATCCCAACTATCACAATGCCAATCATAAAATTGACCTTTTTCATATTTAGTAAATTGACAAGACTCAGAAAAATCCCATTGAAAATTCCAGCCAGCGCTTTGATTTGCTTTATTGACATATGGTTGTATTTCTTTATATATCCAACGATCTGACATCCACACCACATCAGAATCTCTTTTCTTTTTTAAATTTTTAATCTGTTTTTGATTTAATGGTTTATTATTTCTTTCATAACCACCTGTCACTGCCATTTGATCTTGTAATTGTTTTCCATAACGAACAATATCATCGCAAATTCTTAAAGGAATTGCTGATTTAAAATACCAATAATAATTAGTTAAATTCATAAACTTTCTTATATCAAGTTATATTTTAAATTTATAGTAATGTAAAGTAGAATTAAGAAATAGTTAATGTAGCATTAGCTGTAAATTTAGCTATTTTGTCACCACCTGGATGAGTAGATAATGTTGTTGCAGCACAAGGAGATCCAGCAAAAGTAACTGCACTTGGTCCTCTTACAACAACTATTCCTGAACCACCAGCTCCACCTGCTTTACCACCTGGTCCTGGGTTAGCAGGAGATTTAGCTCCACCGCCACCGCCGCCACCACCAGTGTTACATGTTCCAGCTGTGCCTACGGCAGGGTTAGTTGCTCCTTGACCTCCAGCACCACCACCACCAGCTCCACCAGCTCCTGGGTTGTTTGACCTACAAGTGTCTCCACCACCACCGCCACCACCACCGCCAGCGTATGAACTATCTGGTCCTAAAATTGTATTTGGTGCTCCTGCACCACCAGCAGTACCACCACCACTATCTGGACGCGATGTTCCTCCAGCAGCAGTTGCTCCACCACCACCACCTGAACCGTCCCCAGGTACATTAGCACCATCATTTCCTTGAGGTGGGTCTGTAGGAGGGGTATCACCTGATCCAGCTCCATTACCAGCTTTACTTCCACCTCCAGAGCCACCATCTGCACCACTTTGAGTACCATGACCGCCGCCTCCACCACCACCAGCTGATGTAATACATCCAAATACTGAATTTGATCCAGTGACGCCTTGATTTTGATTAGCACTTCCACCACCACCAACTGTAACTGAGTAACAACCTCCTTCTAAAGTTAATGCTGTTCCTCGTAATGGACTTGGTCCGTAGCCAGTTGCTCTATAGCCTCCAGCACCACCACCTCCACCACCAGTTGTGTTAGAAAAGTCACCACCGCCTCCACCACCACCAGCGACAATTAAATAATCTATAGTAAATAAAGTTTTAGGCCATGTAGAAACACCACCTGCTCCAGCTCTCAAAGCAGCCATATGACTTTTTAAATTCCATACACCACTTGCTTTGTTTAATTCTTTTATAATAACAATTCCTGGACCACCATTACCAGCTTTTTGAGTAGCTGATCCTTCTCCACCTCCACCACCACCAGTGTTATCAGTTCCTGCAGTTGCAGCACCATTAGGCCCTGTGCCACCAGCACCTCCGCCACCTGATCCACCTGGACCAGCTGCACAATAAAAATCTCCGCCTCCACCTCCACCAGCATAAGTTACACATGATCCTGTTATATCACTAGCTGATCCTGCACCACCTGCTCCTGAAGTTCCAGGATGAGGAGGCCCATTACCACCAGCAGCTCCAGCTCCACCACCTCCACCTGAAGGTGTATCACCTGGTTGAGATGTTCCACCTGGATTTCCTTGAGGTGGGTCTGTAGGAGGTGTATTTCCTGCTGCTGCTGTTTTACATCCAGCAGGATGTCCACTTGCTCCACCGCCTGATCCACCAGCTTGATGAGGTGCAGGTGAATCACCACCAGCTCCTCTACCTCCACCTGCGGAAGTTATTGAAATAGGTGTACATACAAAAGCTACAGAATTACTTCCACTAGATGATGTTGGATAACATGAATTACCACCTCCACCAACTGTCATTGTATAAGGTGTATTACCACAAACTATAATATCTGAAATATCTCTAAAACCACCGCCACCAGCTCCACCGCCACCATTAACTCCACCGCCACCGCCACCAGCAACAACTAAAGCTCTTACTAATCTAGTTCCTGTTTGTGTAGTAACTGTTCCTGTAGATGTTTTAGATGTAACAGTGCATTTTCCAAAAGAACTTTTGTTAACTTTTCCTATAATACCGCCATTAGTTCTGGCCATTTAAGTCTCCTATTCAGAAACCCAAGCTGAGCCATTCCAATTATAGACTGTTTTGGTTTCCGCGTCGTCGTTTGATTTAACTGCTTGCCAACCTCTATTGTTGTTAGCGTTATATTTTGTTTCATTCCATGAAATATTATAATACCATG